ATACGGCGCATCAACAAAACTTATTTCAGGCACTGAGTACGGATATATTCCTGCGCCCCTTCCAGTTGCTTCTGCATCGTCATCAGCCGCTCTCTGAGGGTGAAATAATCCCGTGTAACGGTGTCTGCCAGTTGGGGGCCGGTTGCATTATCCACGCGGGCGGTGCCGGTGGCTTCACGCACGGGACCTGGACAGGTGGCGTTGATACGCAGGCGCTTACGACCAGCGGCAACGTCAGCGCGAAGAGTTTCATTTTCAGCTTTCGCATCAGCTAACTCCTTCGTGTATTTTGCATCGAGCGCAGCAACATCACGCTGACGCATCTGCATGTCAGTAATTGCCGCGTTCGCCAGCTTCAGTTCTCTGACATTTTTGTCGCGCTGGGCTTTGTAGGTAATGGCGTTATCACGGTAATGATTCAGCCCCAGACTAAGCGCACCACAGGCCACCAGCAGGGCAATGATGACCACGCACAGTACGCGGTTCATTTCACCACCAGCGTATCTGACCGATGAAATAACCGGAGGCCATAATCACAAACACCAGCCAGATAAGAATGAACTTCCAGGTGGATAATTTTTCAGCCATCACTCGAATCTCCCGAATCAGTTTGCTAAAATCAAACACACTTTCTCCTTTGACTTTTCCGGAGTCAGGAAACACAAAACCCCGCTTGGTGCCAACAAACGGGGTTTTTACTTTTATTCACTTACGTTTCGCCAGTTCGCAGGATTTCATGTTATCCGCCCGCGTGGCCATGCCTTATTTTTCAGCAAAATATTCTGCTTATCTGTCGATTCCCCAGCACGCCAGCGCGCTCTCCTGGTCACGACGGGATACCTGACCATAACAGTTATTTGAGCGGATACGGCAGTCTCTGCCACCGTCCTTAATCCACCAGCGAATCGCCTCACACGCTCCCCTGCGATCACCTGCATTAATTCGTTTATAAAACGTCGACGGGAAACACTTACCGGGACCAATGTTGTACGGACAGAATGACGCGATCCCCGCTTTCTGGGGTTCACTCAATGGCACTCTGATGTTTTTCTCCACCCATGCCAGCGCCTTATCACGCTCAATGGCGTTAACCCGGTCGCATTTTTCCTTCGACAACTTCATGCCCGGAACGACAGGTTTGCCATCCACCAGGATGGCACCGCGGCAGATGGTCCAGATACCCGCGCCATCACGGTATGCCGTGGTGTGGTTACCTTCCTTTTCATCCAGAAACTGGTCGAGAATGTCAGGCGCAGGCGCACCAGCGGCAATCAGCGCCAGAACGGCAGCCGACAGGCCGTATCTGATTTTTGCGTTCATGGATATTTATCAGGATTTATCGGTTTCTGAGCCCTGGATATGTTTATCAGTTCCAGCCTGTTGCCTCAGGCTGCTAACAGGTCAATACAATCATGAGGATTATTTATGGACAATAACACCATTTCTCTACAGGAGTTGCTCGACAGCATTTCCAGGCTTCGGGAAGACGTGAATACCCTTACCGTCGCCTTCTCATATCTGGCATTCTCAATTCCAAGGGAACAGATGCAATCAACGCTGGCATCAATCCAGTTTGAATCATGCAATCCCAAATGGTCTCAGGAACAACAAGACTCTTTCAGGCGGCTTGCTGTATTACTGGATGAAAAATATGCTGGTAAAATTACCATTTCGGCGGACTCTTCAGAGAACCCGTAATTATTCCCGGTAGTTTTCCTCTGTAGGTTATCAACACATCCTGCGCCTCTAAAATTACGGGGCGCTTTTCCGGCGACTGCTCATCCCCTTCACATAACCCGGCAGCAACATCCAGGAAGACCTGTCTGATGCTCCTTCTGGCTGCTGCCTCATAAAACTCCAGCGCGGCACCTTCAACACGGTCCAGCGAGATGTCCAGGTCAAAAATTTCACCGTCAAAGCGTTTTTTGTCCCGTAACGCTAAAGTTACCGTAACTTTATTCTCAAAATTGCGGATCCCTTTCACAATCAGTTCATAGTTTTGAGTCATTGAATTACTCTCCCCGTGCAGCCTTACGACGGTCCTCTCTGATTTTGAAATACAGGTTAGTCAGATATGTCAGCAGCCCAAACAGCAGACTCCCCAGCACGCCTATTGCCGCCCACTGAGACGGGGAAACCCTGTCCAGCAACTGCAGGAACCAGTAGCCCGTTCCCACCGCTGACGTGGTGTATGACACACCTGTTGTGATTTTTTCCATCTGGTACATACCCCGTCTCCCGTTATCCGGAAGCTCACAACAATATAAAGACCACCGGCACACACCGATGGTCCCTTGCGCAGGCTTACATCATCATGTCGCTGTCAGGTGTGGGTTCACCGCCATCTGAAGCACTCCCGTCACCCGCGATACCTTCCGGCTCCGGAACCGCTGGTACGCCCAGCAGCTCATCCAGAATGGCATCCACTTCTGCATCAAGACGCGACTCAAGGTTCTGGCGGAGTTTCTGTTTCAGTGCGCTCAGGACTTCTTCAGAGCGCAGGACTTCCTTCACTGCCTCAGCAGTGACCAGGGATGTGATTTCTGACATGGGATTTTCTCGTTGAAAGGTGTTGTCAAGAAAGTGACTACGGAATGAGCGGATCTTCGGGTTTGCTTCCGGCTGACTGACTGGCGCTGATTCTCTCAGCGGCCCTTTTATCAATCTGCCTGCGCCAGAAATCGCGCACTGCCCTGTACCCACCCGAAAGAAGATACATAACACAGACTGCCGTACAGAAGTACAGCATCACCTGATGAATAAATGTCATAATTTCTTACCGTTATGGTTGACAATGAGAACTGTTTTCATTTAAAAAACCGATATACGAAAGCATCTTTTCTTTACATTCTCCATTGGGATTACCTCCGCCAGCTTCCATTCCTGCCGCTGGCGGCCTTTTTTTATCATGCCGCAGCATCCGCGTTGTTCACTTCCACCTTCACACTGTCAATCAGCAGCGTATATGTCGCCGCCTTTGATATGCCTGTCAGTTGCAGTTTGTCCGCCGCCCCTGATGCCGGAGATTTCACCAGTGTGAACGGCGTCCCCCGTTTCTCATCCAGTACCGGCGTCACCTGAATGCTGTTGTTTCCGGCAAACTCAAAAGCCAGTGTGTGCCATCCGTTATCAAAGACCCCGAACGTATCCAGCTTCGCATTCGGCTTCTTGTGGTGCATCGCGTTCAGGTTCGTCGCATCCGTCTGCAGGAAGAAGGACATCAGCATGTCGTTGCCTTCCTCTGCCAGCGTCACTCCCTCCGGCAGGGACGACAACTGCCAGTAAATGCCCAGGGCAAACTGATTCGGCACCAGTGAACCCGGCAACTTAAACCGTACGCTCACACGTCCCCCCTTCTTCAGTAACTCCACTCCCTGTCCGGCTGCATCATGCTCCAGAAACCAGATGTGGTTTTCCGGTTTATTCAGTTGCAGGGCCTTACCTCCCGTAGCCCCCGCATCACTGACCACCGCTTCAGCAATGTTTTTGTTAACATTGTCTCCGCTCGCCGGTTTGTGATAATAGCGCCAGCCCTGTGATGCCAGGTCTTCGCCGGACGCCAGCAGACTCATCAGGGTTCGGTTACTGACCGGGGCTCCCGGCTCTCTCTCCGTACCTTCACCGGAAGGTCCGGTGGGCTTCACCGTATCAGGCTGTTTTCCGGTAATGAATTCAGCGTTTCTCCCGGCATGCACAAGAATCGCCGTTGCCAGACGGTCGGAAATAATCCCACGACGTGCCCATGATCCAAAATGCGTTTTACGGTCAGCCGTCGTCCAGGTTTTGGCGTCCGTTCGACCACCGGCTCCGTAATACCCAATATCCGCAACATCCGGATCTTCTGACGGCTCGTTGGTACCCACATTTCGCCCGTTTTCATCCGTCATAAACGGCACAAAGAAGATTTTTTTTGCGGATTTCGTCTTGTATGCACCATACACCGCATCGTATTGCGAAGAATAAGTCTGCTTCCAGTAGTAGGTCGTGTCGCCACAAATCCAGGGAACTGATGACGGAGAGCCCCCGAGACACTGACCTCCGAATTCCGACAGGTCAGAACGATATTTTTCCACCATGGAATCAAACAGCCCCGGCTGAGTGGCGTATGCACCCTGTTTCAAATCAAACTCGCCCTGCATCCAGACCACTGCAAGCAGAATATTTTTAGGGTTGGCCTTCAGTGCGGCCTGAGTACGGGTAAGCAGGTCCTTGTACAGTGGCTTATCTACACCCCAGCGTGCCGAGGTCTCGCTTGCGCCGGTGGATTCGCTGAAGGTACCTTCATCGCCCGCCAAAAATGCAGAACCACCACGGCAGCACGGAACCAGAAGAATACCGGCATTCGCCGGAATAAACGGCAACAATTTCTTCGCGATATGTAATCCCTGCCCCACGCATCCATACTGAGCTGCGCTGGCTTTCGGGTGTGAAAACTTACTCAAATCCTGAACATCATGCAGGCAGTGGTCCGCAGGAATAATGTCATTGTAGTTACAGGACGCACCACCCGGCGTGACAGTGCTGCGACGCGCCAGCTGTTTAATACGCGGGTCCGGACGGTCATATGTCTCCGGCAGCGGAAGCCCTTCACCATACGCCATACCGTTTGACTGCCCGGCCAGGGCAACAACAAAGTAATACTCCGGGTTGCTGGTGGTGCTGATAACTGCGCCTTCTCCATCCGACGGCTTCACCACCACAGGTGTGGTGACATCACCTTCCGCCGCAATGGCCTGCATCAGGGTATAAGGCGTGATGGCCACCGGACTGCCAAATGGCTGCCACCCCTCCTTCAGTTTTTGTGTCAGTCGTTTCGCAAGGTCTGACGGCGATGCCGCCCTGACAACATCATAGTGTTTAAATGCCATGGTTCTTTCCACCATCTGAAAAATAATTCTTTAAAATACCTGACATGTAATACAGAAAAAACACAAAACCATACCTTAAATAAAAACCTCATCATCAAGCAGATATGCATGGATAAACTACAAGACGAGATATAAACCACCCTGCATTTAAATAAACAATAAACAACATCAGAAAAATAATTCTGCTCTATGGTTTACATTCAAAAATATCATTTATACTTTTCAGAACATCACCAGCAAGACATAAACAAGGAAACTAAATGAAGTGGATTGTGATTGATACAGTTATCCAGCCATCATGCGGAATATCTTTTTCAGTCATATGGAGTAAAATAAAATTAATAATCTGGTATCAATCGGATGCTTTCTTACCTCCTGAAAGTATATTTACACTGACTCACACAGGTATCATGCTCAATAACAAAGTGCTACCTTTAACCATTTACAACGTAGTACCATTCAATAAAACATTCTGGAATTTAATCAAAAACAGCCAGGAATGTCCTACAAATACAGATAACGTATTGAATGAATGCTTTAATAACCGTTGCACTCTGCAAATATGTCCTTATGGACTAAAACAACAAAGTCCATAAGGAGTTTACTCACATCTGACAAAATCAATATAAACAGCCCCTCCGGAGAGGGGCTGGAGAGTGGCGCTATGTGCCATTGCATGATGCCGGGTGCCTCCCGGTGAGTTCAGTATCAGCACCTGAACCCGCACAGAAAGGATAAGGGTCGGTGACAAAACACCAGTTGCTGATTGCCCCTCCGCACAGGGGGATTCACCATGCCAGTTTCTTTTAACAAACTCCCCGCAAACCAGACAACAGTCAACCGCCTGAATTGTGAGGTATTTAAAAATTTCTCCAGATAACTGATACCCGGCTAACAGTCTGGCGTTTTCTTTTTCAGCAACGGGAAAGCAACAACCACCTGGATTTGCCCCTATATTTCCAGACACCTGTTATCACTTAACCCATTACTGGCTTGCTGCCGTAGATATTCCCG